CTTGGATATGAACTTATTCCTTCCCTCATGCCCAACTATCCATTTTAGTTCGTCAATGTACTTTGCTCTTTTGATCTCTTCGATTTCTTCTGGCTTATATTCTAGGACCAAACAGTCAATTGAAAGATTTGAAAGGACTTCCTTTTCCATCAGGTTCTTTGTGGTGGTCACTTTCTGTACTCTACCGAACAGACCTTCGATTACCAGTTTGTGGACCTGTGTTCCGTCTAATGTGCCCGTGGTGCCGATGCGGAACTCTGCGTTCACCATCTTGGACATGAGAGACGTGAGTGACTTTGCCTTGAACAAATGACACTCATCACCGACTACCATTTTATACTGCTCGAAGTATTCTGGGGGCATCTTGTAGATGCTCTGCCAAGTGGATATCACGACCTGCTTCGGTGTGGTCTTGTCCTGACCAGAGAAGATTGTGTGACAGTTCTTTTCGACTTTCCATTCCTTACCGGCATAGTCACGGAAGTCGTTATACATCTGAGAGACGAGACCAGTGGTTGGGACCACGATCAGAATCTTTTCGTCATCTTGTAAATTCTCTAGACAGTAGCGAACCAGACAGTAGATTATCAGAGACTTACCACTTCCTGTGGGAGAGAGAAGTAGAGACCTCTGATTCTTGATTGCGTGCTTTATTGCATCAAGCTGGTAATCATATGGAGTTATCTTCATATTCAGCGATGCTATGAACTGTTCGACTTCATCCGGATCAAGTTCTACGGTGTTATCGAAATCTTGTTCGATCGTGTAGTTCCTGTCTTTCGCAAACTGTATGAGATAGTCCATCAGACCGATATAGAGTCTACGTGAATACAGATTAAACAGGCGGATCATACCGTCCCATTTTTTATTCTTATATGCTGGGGTGTATTGATAGTTCGGTACTTCGAAGGTGAAGAACTGGTTGAGTTCTTTTGCGATCGAGTCGTCACAATCAATTTTCATATTGACGGAATCTAATTTATGTACATTTATCTGAGTCACACATTATTTATGCCCCCTGTGTGAACTTGATCCAGTCGAGTGCGGCTCTAATATTCCACTGCCGGTTGGAGATCATTTTTACAACACTCTCCAGATAGCTCACAACTTCCTCTTGGAGTGTAATCTTTGCACTCAACTTGATCATTTCCTCATCAGATTCGACGAAGCGATCTACTTCGGTCTTGAGGATCACCAGATCAAACGGTTCCCAACCGAATCTGTCTAGATCTTCCTGTGACATTTTACCTGTGTAGTATAGCCATTTGTTGCGTCTCTTGACTTTCTTCTCAGATAGAACATGCTCCAACTTCAGCTTTTCTTTGCTGTGGAGGATTAGATACTTGTTATGAATTTGTGGGGTTCTGAGTGACTCGGTATCGAGTTCTGTTTTGTCAATCTCTAGGTCTTTATTCACCATCTCATAAAGTTCATTAAGTATCATTCATTCCTCATTCTATTGAATATGAAGTATAAGAAAATGTGGCTGTCGCAATCACAGGTTCTGTGTCCACAACCACTGAGGAGAATTGAATTCCGCTGATCCCAACTGGGAACATGTCCTTGAATACAACTTTCCTTATATCATTATACGATCCATCCATGATTTGTAAAGTGGCGTCTTTGAAAATATTATCGTGTCCATTCCATTCACCCGGAACATCTTCTGCCGTACTACAAGTCCTCATCCAGTTATAGACCTCTAGCCAGTTTTCCATCTTTTCATCTACGAGGAATGAGATTGACATATTCTCATAGAAGTATCTACCAACTGGCGTTCTGATGGGAACACCTAACTGTGCGACAGGTAACTCAAGTGGCGATATTGTCAATGAAGGTAGGTTTACAGATTGTGCAAAGTACTCAACATTTGGAATTTCTGGGAATTCTAACTTAAAAAAGTTTGTTGCTAGGTAGTTATTTGTTGGTGGTTGGGGCATGTAAGTATTTATAAAAAAACAACGAGGGTCCGAAGACCCTCGCTGCTATAATCATTACTCTAATATCAAGATCAAACAGGTGCGTTACCGTGAAGGTTCTTGATTGCGAAGAGACGGTAGTACTGGTTACCACCGGCGGTTGCGTTGAATACGTCACCAGATCCATCGTTACGAGCGAATGGGTTGTTGACCATTCCGTAACGAGTCTTGAACCCGATACGAGGCTGGAAGCTGTCCTGACCAACCGCACGCACCATCTGGAGGGGAACGTAGGGGCAGTAGAATAGACCAGCGTCATAGGGGCTAGTTCCCTTGTAACCAATACAAGCGAAATCAGTGCCAGTAGTGCTTGAGTAGGGATCAATGTAGACTCTCATCTTACCATTGAGAACACCAGCGAAGGTGTTACCAGTGTCATCAACTTCCAATTGGTTGTTGATTGCAGGTGAGATGTTAAGGAAGCCACCCATTGCGAGAGCACTTGCGACATCTGACGAGCAGATGAGGAAGTTACCCTTACCACGGCGAGTTTCCTTAGCGATGGTGTTGGCTTCACGTTCGATCTGGAACATGAGACCACGGAAGCGTTCTGCGCTCCAACGACCATCAGAGTCAGCGTTGAGGTCATAAAGACCACCGAGTGCAGCACCCGAAGCCATACCTGAAAGGTCGTTCTGCTGGGCACCTAGCTGCGCGTTGTAGTAGATGGTACGAACAAGTTCGCGGTTGATTTCAGCGAGAATTTCAGTGCTAAGAATGTTAGCAAGTTCGGTCTCGGCATCAAGTCCGTGAACAGCCTTGAGATCCTGAGCAAGCTCAGTAGTGTACTCAGCCTTGAGCGCACGGCTACGAGCAGAGACAGCAACACGATCAATGTTGAATGCCATCTGAGCGAATGCACCGTCAACGCTAGAACCGAGCTTTTCGGCAGTACCGGTAAGCATTCCACGGAATTCCGTAGCGAATACACTACCAGCAACAGCTTGACGGGGGTCAGTAGCACCGTAAGTACCACCAGCGGGCGAACCAGCAGTGACACCAGTTGGGTTTACACCACCGGTAGCACTGAATGCTGCAACACCGTTGACCTGCGAAACAGGACCGGAGTTACCCGAGAACTTAGCGTTAGCTTCTTGGAAGAGAGCTTCGGGGGACGAAGCAACTGAACCAGCACCAGCAGCAGCTTGAGCACCGTAACGGGCACGCATCGCGAAGATGAGACCGGTAGGAGCACTCATGGGCTGAACACCAGCGATGTCGTAAGCCATTAGGTTTGGCATAGCACGACGGACGAGGCTAATAAGGACGGGATCATAACCAGCGAGCGCGCCAACGCCACCAGCAGTGATCTGGGGATCAGAGAAGTTACCACCCATTGAGTTGGTTGGTGCGGCTTCCTGAATGTACTGCTCACGAAGAGCCTTTTCTTGGTTTTCTAGAAGGACCGAAGTTACCTTCTTCTTGTACGAATCTTCGATTCGGGGGAGTGCGTCATGCTCAAGTAGGGGTTCCCACTTTTCGCAAAGAGCATCCATTGGGGCTTGGTTATCAAAATCCATTGTAGATTTCTCCTGTTTAGTGTTTTATTTTACGTAAAAAAAATATTAAATTAGTGCTTTCTCATATGGAAACCAAGGGTATCGACGTATCGATCCATTGCAGAGCCATTTGAGATTTTCTGGTTGGTTGTTTCTTCAATAAGATCGACAGGTTCAGCAACTGGAGCGGTGTGCTCAAAGTATGCTTCATGAAGCTGTGCAAGTTTATTGTTGAAACTCTGGGGATCTTCGAACGAAATTGCTTCTGCAAGAGCACCAAACTTCTCGACTTCAGTGTCAGCAAGACCCTGAGTATAGTGTGCGAAAAGTTGAGCTTTTGTAGTTTCATTGAGCTGTGCGTTAAGCTGAACGTTTGCTTCAATCTCTGAGTTAAGATCTTCCTGAAGCTGCTCGTTTGACTCAAAGAGTTCATCGAGAACATCGTAACGTTCGTCAGGAACGTTGATGTAGTGGGCTTCAAAGAGACTCTTAAGACCGGTGATGAAGGATTCAGCAACATCAGTCTTAATTCCTCGCTCAAGAGCAAGCTCATTCTTGTTGATCCACTCTTCAACTACGTAACTAAGGTAGTCGTCAAGCTTTTCAGCAAGGTTACCAACAACTTCTTCGAGTTGTTCGCTGAGAATTGTTCTGTAAGACTCATCAAGCTGGTGTGCAAGATCGTTGATTTTACTGTTTACTGCGGCTTCGAAAATAGTTCCTGCGCGAGTCATGAACTCTTCCGAAAGGTCTTGACCGTCAAACATGACTCCAAGATGTTCCGCAACTTCTTCTGCACCCATCTGGGGAACAAAAACAGTTGCGGGGTCGTAAGCAAGACCCTTAGCAGCAATACTTGCTTGGTTTGCCTGTGCAATCCCATCAGGGATTACTGAATTATCAGCGATTGTATCGCCTCTACCGGATGCGTCAAATGAACCTCGACCCGAGGCATCATAGTCGGCCGAACCAGTATTTGTAGAAGTGTTGCCTGTGTTAACAGCCATTTCTTCTTCTTCCTCGTATCGTGTATCTTCCATTGAAAGCTCCTTTAGCCTATTCTTGGTATTTATAAAAGTTTAAAGTTTAGTTAGGAAATCCTTGAAGGCATTCAAGGCTGTTTCCTGTAAGTTTTTGCGAGATGCTTGTTTGATTTGCTTTTCATACTGTGCAATTTGTTGTTCACGGAGTAAACCATTATCCCACACCCATTCTTTACCTTCTAAAATGCCGTTAACAAAGGCATCTGGTGCAGATGGATCCGCTACAATATCGACAGCAGATAGAACGAAGTCCTTCTGGACCTCATTGATTCCGCCTGAGTTCCTTTTTAGTGAACCCATACCACGAGAGGACACACCGAGACATGCTCCCTCGTCGATGAGACTTTTGACAATGTTACCCATGGGTGTATCAAGGACTTTTGACTTTCCGACAAAGTTGTTTCCATCGGTCTTGAGTTCCTTGATAATATGGGAAACCTTGTCAAGGTTTACAGTAGGACCGGATGGGTGATTGAGTTCACCCATTGCACGGTTTTTATTTACATATTCAGTGACATACTTTTCCACTGCGGGAGCAATATGCGCGGTTGGGTAAATACGACCGTTCCGGTTCTTCTGCTCTGCTTGCATAAAGACACCTTCGATGTAGTAATGCTTTACACCATCTTTATTCTCTACGAGGAGGTTTACGTCCTCTACCATTTCTGTAATGAGTTTCATGTCTTTATGCCTTTCTTGTTAATTAACCTTTAGATCCGGGTCCATCTACGGGACGACGATAGTCAAGAGCAGAGATTGGATCACTGATTGGAGGGTCAACACCCGGACCACCAATATTAGACATAGCATTTAGGATATAAGTCATGCTCGTAGTGCCGGCTTCTGCGAAGCCTGTCGCGAATGCTCTGTTCATGATCATTTCCATAGTAACTCCGGGAAGTAAGGCTCCAAATTCATCAAGGAATCCTGACACATAGTCATCTGCTGCTCCTTGATCAGTGACAAGATTACTACCTTGTTGCATTGCTGCTGTTTCTGGACCGGGTGCTGCTGCCATGGTGTTGGCAACCGTTGGTCCACCTTTACCACCTTCAGCCTTTTCAACTAGTGATGGGGCGACTTCTTTGTATTGTTCTTTGATTGCACCGGAAAGGATATCGTTGAGATAACCCTCAGTGGCTTTTTTTGCATCAATTAGATTCTCATCTAAGATGTGTCTGATTATGTCTAGGCTCTGGGACATTTAGGTATACCTTTCCTTAAATTTCAAACAAAATTCAATAGTGTTAAAGAAATTTGTTGATGTTTGAACTAATCTATTGATTAGATCTGTTTGATTTGATTCGTTTAAATTGTCAAAAACTAAGAGAACTTGTTTACTATCTGATGGTCTAAGAGTTTGTTCTTTACCATCTTCTAGTACGAGAACTATATTACTATTTTGCTTTACGCATTCCTGAAGAACACTGATAACTTCATAATTTGGCTTCTCAGTATTTAGACTTTCGGTCGATTCAAAAACCTTATTCAGGGTTTCAAATGCAAGAATTTGCTTTTTTTCTTGTATCTTAGTATTCATAATATTCGACAGATTTTCTTTGAATCCATCGTCATTTTCTTCTACTAAACATTTAATTAAAGAAATTGTGTTCATCCTTGAAGTCCTTGCTGTTCAGGGGGTGGGGCTAGTTGACCCGTCTCCCTTTCCATATTTATCTGATTTTGCATCTGGATAATTTCTTCATCACTCATTCGTAGGATATTTCTCTTCACGTATTCCTCTGAGAAATATAGTCCAATAAGAGGCTGAATTTGTCCAAGCATTTGTAAGCGATTTGTTAGGATTTCATTTTCTTTGAGTTCTGTGAAATATGAGTCTCTGTTGAAGATAATTTCGATACTGGGACTGATTTCATTCCAGTCATCTTCGGTAATAATACCCTTGAGGATACACTGAACTCGTAGCACGTCTAAGAAGATATGTGAGAATCTGGTTCTGAGTCTCTCAATATACTTGTAGAATTTAACTTCGTCTCGTGTGATCTCTGCTGATCTACCCATATTGAATCCACCATCTGCCATCATGCGAGTGATGGGAACATTCAATGCGGTGTAGACTTTTCTGAGTAAGTATTCGACATCTTCCATCTGACCAAGGTTCTGTCCACCGGGGAGTGTGCTGATTTCAGTTCCCCTACCACCTTCTCTACGTGGGAGGTAGTAGTCTTCAAGCATTGACATATGATCTCGGCTATCATTGACCTGACCTGTACCCTGATCATATACCATTTTGGTTCGATATCTCTGCATGACTTCACGGAGATATTGTTCGGCTTTTTGCTTGGGTAGGTTACCAACGTCAATGTAGAAAACTCTTCGTTCTGGCGCTCTCGAAACGCGATAAACAACCACGGCATCTTCAATCTGCCTGAGCATGTTTATTGGTCGAATTGCTTTCTGTAGATATCCAACAACTCTCTTTGAGTTAGCATCAACAAGCCCTGAGTTTGCGTATGCAATGGAATCTTTAGTGATGTTTAGTCCTGAATTTGATGTTGGGTAAACTGAATCTTGTTCAGTATTGGTGTAAACATAGTACTCTTCTATCTTTTTGACTGATGATACTTGTTTACCTGTTGTGCTCTTGTCACGAATAACTTTTCTAATTCTCTTAATCTTAGTTGGATCAATTGGTCGAAGTTCTTGAATGCCTCTAATTGGATCCTTTTCATCAATTATAATTTGGTAGTAGAGTTTAGAATCAACATACCATCTTCTGAAAATTTCATATGCTTTTTTGTGGAAATCCATGAGTCGAAGAACATAGTCGAACTCTGTCTGCATTTTGTTCTTGATTGTTTCTGATAGTTTTACGCTACCAAGACCAACCTTTACAGGCTTTCTATCACTACCCATAACAATTGCTTCGTTGCAGATGTCTTCGATCGCATTATCTACTTCAGGAAAAAGGGCTAATCCACGGTATCTTTGAATGAGTGCATTTTCGTCTCGGACAGCTCCGGTAAAATCGACATACGTCCCCATGATTCCGCCGGTTTCAAACGAGTATGAGCCATCATATTCATCCGGGGAAATTGCAGACGTAGCCACAACAGACGGTTCGGTTGCAACACCCTCATTGTTTGCTGTACTTCTTCCAATTGTGAAACCTAATAGATTAATCGCCATTTTTTCTCCATACTATATTAATAGTTGATACCCTTAACTAAGTTATACTGGTATTCAACTGTGACTGTGAATTCCACTAAAGTATCTATGGAGTTTGAATCCATAGAAATTGGACCAACGATGGTTGGCCAACAATCAATAAGTTTAACTGTTTTAATATCGTCACCTTTATTATCAACCTGTTTAATTTCCCAGTCTGTAGTGAAATCATTCCAATTTTGACTACTGACGTTTGATTCATGATCATTGATTAGATTACTCCATTTATTGAAGCTGTTCCAGAGCGAGTTATCTTTATTTTGATTTTGATCAAGAACCCGGAAAGTGAATGGGAAATATATTCTATCACCCGGCCATTTTAAAATTCTACCTCTATATGGAACTCTGATAGGATTAACTTGACTTGCTGGTAGACTGACTGCTCTGATAAAAAATCTACTTAAATCGTCCTCAGAATCATTAACACCGGGTGGAAAATTCATTTCCACGTCATAACGGTGAGTTCTATTACCCCCGTTAAAGTCTTTGATAAAATCGTCTAGGTTATTACTTGCCATCAATATCCACCAGAACCAGCAGAACCAGAGGAGGAGGTTGTACTAGATGAAGTTATACTAGGACTAGAACTAGCTGCTGTTGGTGTAGTTCTACTACCACCAGTTGTTGAAGTTGATCCAGTGCCTGAACCAGTTGATGTATTAGGAATAGCTTGTGTTCCAGCCTTTGCAGTAAACCTAAGAGTTATATTTTGTACGCTTCTAGTAGGTTTAATTTGTAGATCTACAACAAAACCATTGTCGTCAATAACTGTTTGTGGGTTATTGACGCTATCACATACTATGCTATATTCAGTAATACCACCTGCTGAAAGAACACTTCGCAGTATTGGGTTTGCTGTGTTTACGAATGATGCTCTACTTGCTTCATTATTTCTTTCAAAAAGATATCTTCTTGCAACATTTGATACTACACGATTGAGGTAGATATATGTTCTAGTAACATTGACATAATCAAAAATAGCAGGATCTGGTTGTGACTCTCTGCGTCCAGTTTTATCTGAGAAAATTAGTGTGCCTTCACCTTGAAAAGTTCTGGTATAATTGACCTTATTACCATCACCCGAAAGACAAGTGATGTCACTATTTGTTGGTGTGTATTCGAGTCTAACAACATCAAGAACTCTACCTCGTTCAGTTCCAGCAGGAGATGCATATGGTGAACTACTAGCAACAGTTCTTGCCATACAACCCGCTGCGTCAGAAGCTAGTGGTGTTGAAATCAAGTTGTCTGAAGTTTCGTCTCCGATGACATATGACTGTGAGGTTCCTAGATGTAACTTCTGTCCGGCTATGTGGTAGGTAAGTTTACTTGGACTAGTTGACAGATCTGTCGATAAAGATGGCATACCAAGAACGTTTTTCGGAGTTGCACAATCACCTAATCTACCAGTGATGATAACAGGACATACTGCGATACAGTTACCTCTATTATTTGCTATTGACATGATTCGTTCATTTCTGCTGTAATCGTTTGTGAAAACACAATCAATATCAAGGAATAAATTTTCTATTGTCTCAAGGGCGAGATTTTCTGTTGATACTAGATTGTCAGCCGGACCTGCAATAACACACGTTCCACCATATCGTAGGTAGTTGTGTACAGCCCACCATTCAGCTTTCCATTCATCATCGGGACCGTCTGGCCAGTTACCAGCAGCACTTCCGTTTGGGGTTGCGTTTACGCTCTGTTTTTCATCCTCATCAATGACACCATCTGAATTAGCGTCTTCATCTATATACCAACCTGTATTATATGTTGAAGTAAGACGAGCATACCAATCAGCAACACTCTGTACTACCATGTACCCAAGTTCTCTCTCGTCTTTTGTCGCAAGAGCGGCAACTAAATTATTAAAACTAGGAAATGCTGCAACAAAGTTTATATCAGTTGCTTCAGTTCCAAGGGGGATAAACCCCTGTTGATCTAGATCTATTGTGACATCTGCCATTGTACTCTCCCGGAGAGGCTTCTATGTTTCTAAGGTATTTATAGAAATGGATCGTCGGAGACCTGCCAAAAATCCTCTCCATCGTAAAACGAATTTGGTTCCTGATCATCAACGGTGGTTGAGAACCCAAACGGGAGAATATCCTCCTCAATTCTCTTCATTTCATCCTCATAAATGTCTTTCCTGATGTCCAGATCAGTTAGATTTTTAAAATATTCCTGTCGTGTGAGCCAAGCAAATAACACCAAACACATCACTAAGTCGTCATTATGTCCGTCATCTGCTTCAAATGATGCTCCTTTTGCTACGAATGTGTACAGTTCTTGGATTATATCCATATCGTCTATTAGTAACTTATCGTTTTCTATTAGACTTTTGAGGACAGAACAGCCGAGCTTCTTGACCGGACCTGTGGTTCTTACACCCATTTGAGATTGTGAGCCACCGAAACCACTACCAATAACCTGTCCCGCTCTACCTTTATATACAGACTGTAGAACATTTTCGTACTCAAGATCTTGGTACAGAATATCCGCGACCTGTGCTCCAATGTCATTAAGTTCAATGAGACAGTAGGCTTGATTGTACTTGTCACCGACACTCCGAATGGCAGTAGGATATACAAGCGGTGAAATCGTATTA